CACCACCTTGGTTCTCAAGACGGGTCGAACCCATTGGGATAAGGGTGTTGAAGCCGAGATATTTCGGGTTAACAACATATCCGCGATTGGCGTTTGGCATACAGGAAGGGTTGCCATTGATGACATTAACGATGCCAAAGTCAGACTCATACAGGGTAACTGCATGGGTGATCTTCTTGCTCGAAGCGTCTTGATTGATGTGATACACCGCTTCAGCAGGGCTGGTGGCTTGACCAGACGAGCGTTGGAAGTTCGAGATCACCTTGCGGAGAGCAACACCAGCGATAAGGGTCAAATTGTTGGACTCGCCATTGACCGTGTAGATAGACGCGATGATGTCGTTGAAGGTAGTGTCTGTAGGAGCAGCAGCCGTGAGGATCGAAGCCGTAGGCGTACGATAAGCAGCAGGAACATCCGAAGGGCCAGACGAGCTGAGCCAGTTACCAAGTCCACGGAGGGCGTAGGGAGTACCAGCACCGTTCTCAACGGAACGATCATTGTCCGAGCAGATAGCAGCTTCGACATCGCGCTTCAGTTCACGCATCGACTTGGCTTCAGCTTGAGCAACATTGGCGGGGCCAACGGAGCTAACGGCTTGTTGCAGGTTCGACACGATGTAGTCGCGGCGGAAGATCTGGGTGTAGTTGCCAAGACGAGCGCGGCTAGCGAACTTGTCATCAAAGGCAGTCACATCCGTACCCTCAGAGATACCAGCAGTCGAAGGAGCCGAAAGAACATCGGCAGTCCACTCGCTGAAAGTACCACTTGATTTGCCCTTGGCGCAAAGGCTGAGGAGCGGGGTTTCTTCGGGAGCAAGGAGGGTCAACTCGTTAGAGAGATCCTCGCGGTTGGAGATAGCGGAACCCGTGCCAGTCTTGGCTTGGGGCGCATTTGGTTGATAGGTATTCGAGATACTCATAATAGTGATTTAGTTAGATTATTTAGTCATCCGGGCAACTCTGGCGGCAACCCAATCCTCCACAGAGTGTGAAGTCTGGAACCTTTGGTAGGCTTGATCGGCATTCTTTTTCGCGGTCTTAACACCAGACTTCGCTGCTCCAGCACCATACGGGGTTCCAGCCACTTTGGCCTTGGAAATAGTTCCCGCTGCTTTCGCCGCGCTCTTAGTCTTATTGCTGCGATGAATGGATCGTACTGCGTGTGCCAAAATATACGGGAGTTGCGGCCCGAGGTCTGGAACATGCAGGTTAACCATTTCGACCAGTGGATCAGCTAGGAGTGCCTTGTACTGTTTACCGATTGCAGATTCCTCGTCGGCAACCTCTGGGACTTCCTGTGGGATCAACCCGGTGAAGTGTTCCCGTGCCTGCTCGCGTTGTCCTCGCTTTGCGAGTTCTGCGTGCTGGGCTGGGAGGTATTTTGCCATAGCTTCCCGCGCATTGCGGTTAGCACGACGAATCTCTTTCTTGGTAAACTCCTTGTCGCCTAGAACGATGATGTCTTCAGCACCATAGTCCTCATGCTCTTCAAGGATTGTGTCGGTTTCCTCCGCGACCTTCTCCAGTTCCGCATATTTAGCCTGTAGCCCCTCGACACTATCGATGTCACGGAAGGGGTTTTGCTCTGCGGGGATGACTGGTAGTGGTTTCGTTTGGGCCTGAGAACTTAGCTTTTCCTCCAGAGCTTTCTTTTGCGCTGTAAGCTCACCCACTCGGTGTAGCAAACGGCTGCGGCTCTTTTTGGCTAATGCTTGGATCTCTTCAGGGTTTAGCGACAACAAGTCTACTTCCTGTTCCTCTTCGCCTTCTTCCTCTGCATCATCTTCTTCGGGTTCTTCCTGATCGTCGGAAACTGCCTCTGGTTCCAGAGTCTCTTCCTCTTCCCAAGAATCATCCTCAGTTTCAGTAGCTTCGGCTTTTGGTTCTGAGTACTTCTGAGTCCTCTGAGCGATTAAATCTTCAAAGGATATGTTAGACGAGGGATTTGGGGCTTCCTCGGTAGCCTCGGATTGCACATTCATGTTTTTGACACCAGTTAACGCCCGGCGGCGGCGATGACCTAGCAATGTGGAGGGAGTTAATATAAGTCAACAATGGGGGCATATGGGTGTGGATATGTGTGGATATCTATATGTTAGAAATAATGTGTAGTTTTTCTGACGAAAATCGTGTGGTGTTTTTGCGTTATCGTCGGAGAAAAGGTCGGAGAAAAGGTCGGAGAAAAGGTCGGAGAAAATCCACGCCACGAATGCGGATATTTTGGCGGGTAATTTGTGGGTTGACTTGCGGTGGAACCCAGAGTAAGATTGCGCTCGACGTGAGGTAAGAATCATCGTCACCATTCACCCCTCCGAAGCGTAGAGCAACGGATCTAGGGCTGGCACGGGTTCTCTTACCTCCTCGTGCTAGCCCTTTGTTTTTGGCAAAGGTAAACCAGTTCAGTTCCAACCCGCACACTGACACAAAAGATAGCGGCAACAGATTCCTAGGGGTTAAATCGTCGCGGGAATAAAAACAAGGCGATGAGGGTCACCCTCTTTCCACTGTTGGATTTGGTTCCAATGGGGGGAGGGGGGGTTTTGCCAAGATTAAAATCTTATTAAATATAAGCTGTGCTAATGTATGAGGAACTGGACGAAAACCGTCCTAATGTGCGTTTATTCACTCATTATGAGCATTTACACTATCCAGTAAACAAAACACCCTTGATAGGGATTGAGCCTACCAAGGGTGAAACCAATGAACAATGAAACACACGCTAGGCGTGATGGGTAATGTTTACATTGTTACAGGCAAATTGTCAAGCTAGCGGTTAACACATGTGGATATCACATTGCCATTCTACCAGATGGCTTAAACTGACCCTCAGGTTGACCCATCCCGCCCCTTGGAGCGCGAGCTATCTGTTGTCCCATGTTTTGACTTGTGGAGCTAAGAGGTGGTTGACCCATTCCGCTCATTGAGGCTGGAATTTTCGAGTAGGTATGTGATGCCATCGTGCCGCGAGCTTTGTTAGCGATTACGGGTGGTCGAGTTGCCATCCCCATAGGGGCGCGGCCAATAGGGCTACCCATTCCATTTGAAGTAGAAGTTGGAGTACCAGTAAATGGATTTGGGCCTTTTTGTCTTGGCATCGTTGCCTCTCGCGCGACCGCCGCTTGCATATCTGCTAGTGTTTTTTTCATATTATATGTGGTTGATGTTTGTTATTATTCTTATTACTTCAATTTGTCAAGCTAAGACTGAGAGTAGCTCATCCAGAGCAGCCACAGACCCAGCAATCTTCATCACATCGTTGCTGGACTCGCACAGGCGAAGGTCACCGAAGAACTTCTCACGCTCGTCGCGGATAAACTGGACGATGGCGTGATATTCCTCGCGGTCGGAGAGTGCTTCTACGGATTGTTGTATCGTTGGTTTTGGTAGTGGTGTCATGTTATTTCATTGATTTGCTTCCCTTACACTTCCATTTGCGGCGGGAAAGGTTGTTGGGTGAGTTGGGGTCTGATTTCCAGTCACCTTTGATCTTGGCTGAACGAGCGCAGTAGGCATCACCCTTCTTCGTGCCGGGTCGGATGCGATCCTTGCCGTCAGCAGCCTTACCTGCCTGCCCGAAGCGCACGGTCTTCTTGCGACCAGTATCGGGGTTGGTGACTACCTTTGAGAAACGCTTTTCCATTACTGCTGCATTCCTTGGGTTTGCATGCCACCCATCTCCGCAGGAGCCGTGCCGATGCGACCGATCTCTGCGTTCTGGGCCTGCTGGAGTTGGAACTGGTACTGCTCGGCGTATTTCTGGAGTCGCGTTGCGAATGCCTCGTCCGATTGTGCGCGTTGTGCAACATCTGGTTGTTGAACATACGCTTGCACAAGCTGCATTGCAACCTGTGCGCCATTGGGTTGGGCTGGAACCTCGATGCCAGCGAAGATTTTGGCGAGGTCGTCCGTGACATTCTTCATGACCTTCTGCTGCGCTTCCTCGGCGGGTTGCAGGACATAGTCAGCGAAAATTGGGTTGATGCTGGATGCCGTGAACTCAAGCAACTTATTCACATCCATGATGCCGTTGCGGTCAAGTTGCACCAATGACACCATATTCTTTAGCTGCGTCTCGGCAGTCTCTGGGTCATTGCTCTGCGAGTCGAAGTTGACCACGATGGAGAAGTTCTCGTCAGCAGAGCCCTTGGTCATCACCTGCGGATTTGGGTTGCCAGTAACTTGGAAGAAAACCTCATCAGGCCCCATGCGTTGGTATAGTTTCCAAGCAAGGTTCAGGACATCACGCACATGATCCAAGAACTTGGACACGAAATACTGCTGCCTCATGGACGAGAGCGGATTGTTAAGGTCGAGACCAACGCTGCGGTCTGCCTGTCCGATCATCGACACCTCTACCTCAACAGAACCATTGTCGGGCGGCGGTGTCGGCCCCCACTGGATCTCACCAAGACGACGATATGGGATGCGCCTGCCCGGCCCCCAGTCGGAGGGAGGCTTGCCGGCGGGGTGCATGAGGGGTGGCAGGGTTGCCAGAGATGAACGGTCAACACGCGAGTCACGCTCGGTTTTGATCTGGAGTTGTGCGCCGCGCAGGATGTCCCCAAATGTTTGCACCTCGTACATGCGCTTCTGGTTGTTGCTGAGGCGAGTTACCACAAATGGATAGTCGTCGTATCCATTCAAAAGCTCATGCTTGGCGTAGCCCTCGGCAGTTGGGTGAAAAACGGTGCAGTAGATGCCCTCGCTGCCATCCTCTTCGTCGATCAAACGCTGGTAGCCGTAGACCACCATAACGAGGTCGTTATCGTCGGTGATGGGCAGGCGGGTGACATTCTTTTGTTTCTCCCCGTCGAGGTACATGCTGTCCTTGCCACGGAGTCGGTCGATAGCGTTCTCGACCCAGTCCTCGTCCCAGCCCTCGTTGGTGACTTTTTTCTCAAGCTCTTGGGCAGTTAGGAAGGTTCTCCAGAAAATGTAGGGGCTACGCTGCGGGTCGGAGACATAGGGCGGCAGGATGACCTCCCCGTCCGGGGCGCAGGAATGCACCACGGGGCGATCCACGGTTACCCTAGGAATGGGTATTTGCGCCTCTCCCTTCGTTCTGAGGTCTTTGAGGGCTTTTCTGGCTCTCTTCCCCGAAAGTGCAGGGAAAGCCTGAGAAATCAATCCTAGGGCCATTTCTGTGGCATTCTCGTCCATGAGCAGATCCACCATCTCTGGCGCGGCCTGCGCGATCTCGTCCAGAGTCATGGTCTGGAGGTAGGTGCGGGACTCCCGCTGCCATCCGACATAGGAGATCATCAATCCTTTTTCCAACAGATAATTAGCCCCCAGTTCCATGTGTTCCCGGAAATTTGGGATATACGAGGATCGCATCCACTTCAGGAATCCGCTGACCATCGCTGCCCTCGGCATGGATGCCATCGAAGTCGGGAATGCCTTGATATGCGAACGCTGGAGGGCTTGGTCAAACAAAGCCACATAGGTGTCAATCCGCTCTCCGATCACATTTACCTCTTGGTCGGAGGCTCCCTCCCACGGGAATGCGTTAGCACCGTGCTTGCGGAGGTCGTCACTCTTGCCCGGCCAAATGTTGCGCCGCTCATCGTAGGAGCGCAGGCAGGTCTGGAAGTACTCGTCGAGGTCTATGAGTGCGGTTTCGTAGGCATAGGTAAGCGCGCCCACATCTGGCTCCCTGTCCAGATAAATCAACGATTCGCCTTCTAGGGCTTCTGAGTCAGTTTCCATGATATAATTCGTAGGTGTCGGAGTCTAATTTCCTGTTGATTTTAATAGTCTTGTGAAGAAGTCGCTGGGACATGCGGTTGGGAACCTCGATGGCAATGCGATTCCCATCTAACCCTGCATATACATACCTTGGGTTAATTGCTAGTCCAATAACCGTGACCTCTAGTGGCTCGGCTGCTGGTTCTGGGGCGGGAATGACCGCTTCCGCTTGTGGCTCCACCTTTGGCGTAACCTTCTTCGCTGCCTTCTTTGCTGCTTTCTTCTTTGTTTTCATGGTTAGTATCCTCCTGTGCCTTGTCTAGTTACAGCTATATGTGACCCGTCCACATGGTCAATGCCAGAGATGGCGGCGTAGCGCAGGACATCTATGGGGTCTTTCCACGCCTCCTTCAGACCACCATCGCCCGTATACTCGGACAGGGCTTGGATGATGTTCTCGCACTCGGAACTGACATAGAAATGCGGTCGGTTGACCGAATCTGACGGCATAGTTACATTCCAAGACATTTTCCCGATCAAAGCTTGCAACCCATCGTCGATTTCCAAGCCGGGGGCGGGTATGCACACGATGCCCTCGTCGTTCAAATCCTCGATAATGCTACTCGCCCCATCTGCTGACTGGTACTTTGCCGCCCCAAGTCGGGGGTCAATGAGACGCTCCATGATCTCCTCATCACCCTCTAGATCTTTTATGAGTTCCACATAGTCGCGGATGCCGTAGCCCTGCCCCTTGGCTCCCTCTCCTGCAACCCACTTGCCGCCGCGCCACTCTGCCCAGTCACCTACATCCACACCCGGCCATTCCCTGTAGACCCAGAATGTTCCAGTCGCGTCCACGGCAATCCATGCCATGAACCAGTTCTTCGCTCCCGCAGGATCGATAATATGGTAGCGCGTCACATTTTTCGTTGGAATAGTGTCGGGAGACACCACATTTACCTCCTTGTTGAACTTTGGAAATTTGGTGGCGTGGGACTTAACCGGAACCCCGTACGCACGAATTAGGATCTCCTCCCTAGGCCTACCAACCAAAGTCTCCTTAATCCGCTCGTAGCCACCGAAAGGGTTGTCCTGTGAATGGAAATAATGGACGCTGGCATTGCGCTTCTTGCTCCTCTGCACATAGGGGACAAGCTCGCCATTTAGCAGTTCAGCCTCGCGGCTCTCTATGCTGGTTGCTCCATCCAAATACTCCTTGATCACCTCCGTGTACCCGTCAATCGGGGTGAAGGTCAGCAACAGTTTTGCGTTGCGGGTTGCCAGTCGGAACCGCAGGGTGTTTATAAGCTCAGGGCCAAGCAAATACTCATCCAGCCACACGCCCACATTATGCCAATTAGGAGACCTAGAACCCAACTCCGCTCCCTCCAAGATGGTCGGGTTATTCTGATACTGGGAGTAGGTCTTAAATATGATCTGAGAGCCGTTGGGTAGGATGAGCGATGAGTCGGTGAATCCATTCTTCTTTGTGTAGGAAATGTATGTCCCGGAGGATGTCTGCTTCGTGCGTAGCTCGGCTGGGAGCCAGTCCCACACGGCACTCTGCTGCTGGCGAATACTGACCTCGGAAGTCTGTGCGAAACACATTATCTCGGCGTTGGGGTTTTCTATAGCAGCACGCACCACGGAGAATGCGCCCCACTGCGTCTTGCCGCTGCGGTTGCCGCCTAGTGCCACAATCTCGTTTACCTCCTGTAGTTGATCCTCTGCCTTCGCCCAGTGGGGGAGTCGGAAGCCAAAGCGGTATGGGTCGCGTTCAGCGTTGTCTACAGCTTCGTGGTAGACCCTGTGAAGCTCGATAAGCTCCTCTGGCTCCATGAGGGAAATCTCCTCATCGGTCGGCGGGGAAAGGATCTGGTGGGTGCGCCACTTCATGGGTTAGTCTTGTATGCGCCAGTTTCCATGAGGATGTCCTTTATATGGTAGACGCTGTCGCAATCATCACACCCAAAGGTGTCGTCCTCTGGTGGAAATGACCCACGGTTGCCGCCCACAAGGTGAAGCTCGCGGTGTTTCTTGCGGTTCTGGCAGTGCTGACAGACTCCTATCAATGGCTTTATGTGCTTCCCCAGCACCACATTCCAAACCTTGGCGTTGAACTTCTCGGCCAAGTACGAGGCGTAGGATAGCGTGTGGCACTTGTGTTGCGTGCCGTCATGCTCGACCATGTAGTGGCGAACGAGGTTGCCACCGTCCTTGAGGTGGTCTGCGTGTCTTGATTCTGGTTCTGGGATCATGCGACAATTTCAGCCTCGACTGCCTTCGCCTTCACCTTGCTGGCAATGCGAGATTTAGCCTCTGCGATCATCTTCGCGGCATCGTCGATACTCGCCCCCTGCCTGTGTTCCACGACCGCGGTAGCCATGCCAGAGAGTTGCATGGACTTGTCCGTGAGGACACCCACGGTGATCGCCAGTCGGTCGGGTGAGATGTTCTTGAGTTGTTCGGGATCGTCGGACAACTGGTCTGCCTTCGCGAACAGCAGATCGGTGTAGGTCTCTGCTGCCATCGCGTACTTCTGCGAAAACTCCTTTCGCTTCGTCTCCAGAGTGTCAGAATGTCGCCACATGAGCGACCTCACGGTGTCACGGGCAAGCCCGGTGATCTCGGAGGTGGACTTGATAGACTTCCCCTGTGCGAGCAGCCAGAGGCATTTTGCCGCAGCCTGCGGATTCCAAAACTCCACACGCTGCCTGTTGCCGTGTTCCTCGGCTCGGCGCATGACCTCTGCGAACCATTCTTGATCTGGTTCTGCGGTTAGTTTCTCGCTCATGGTGGTTAGTTTTACTTCAGCTTTGCGGCGTTTGCAATAGCTGAAGCGTTGCCCTTGTAAGCGGGTGGCTGATCATTTTTCTGCTCAGGAAGTTTAAATCCACGAACCTCATCCATTGCATCGTGGTTGCCGTCTATGGCCGATACGGCAAGTTCATGTGACTCTTGTGGAGCATCTGCGTCAACGGCATAGTAGGTTCCATCACCAACCGCATAAGCAGTAAATCCGATTTTTTCAAATTCGCTCACACGATCTTTATCCAATGTGAGAATGTAGTCGCTTGGTTTCATTTTCTTGGATTGTATATTAGCGGAACAGACTGCTGATCCCTTACTGTATTGAGAAGGTTGTCTTCCGAAAGAATCAGTTTTCCTTTTGCATCTGTTTTTCCAACTTGAGCCTTAACATTTGGCCTATCGTCAAGAACAGCTTGGAAGCTATCTGGCACTGCGTCAAGGGCATTTTCCATTCTGGAGTTCAAGTTTCTGCGCCCCCCCAGAGGACTAAGGATCAGCGTATCGTATGCCTCATGAATTACAAAATTGCTGTTTTGTTTGAGTTTTGCAGCAGCGGCTTTTTCCGAACTTGTCATTGCGTTGATCTGTTTTGGATCATCTCCCATGTACAGCATAAAAAAGTCCTGATCATTTGAAAGGTCTATTGCCGTCACAATTGCATTCTTGTCTCCAGACTCCATATCGGCAGTCGCCGCAGACAAAGCTGGGCCATCAAAGTCATATAGTTTCAAGTTGGAAATTTGAGATACCGCTGATTTTCTGCCATCAAATGTTCCAGTCATCTCATAGATGAATTGTGATGGTATTTCCCCAATAAGGCTTTTGCCTTTTTTTGAGGATACAAAGTCAGACAACTCTTTAATGTTTGCATCAACAGTTGATTGCTTTCCAATACCGTTATCAAGTCTTGTTTGTGATGATTTTACTTTACGGAAAATACCAGCAAGCTCTGTTTCGTATGCAGATACTTTAAATTTTTGCGATTCTTTAATTGCTAAATTTTTATCGCTTTTTAATTTATTGATGTAATCTGATCCTTTATTTAATGTTTTTGCTTTTTTGAGCAAACCATCAATTCTTGCAACCTCTTTAAGAGCAGATGCGTGCTTTATTTCTTTAATAGGGATATATGAATATGCTCTTGCGATATCAATCATATGACCCGGCTTGGACGAATTCTCAAGTTGAGTATCAAAAAGCCTCACAGTCCTAGTGTTTGACTGATGTGCATCATTGCCCATCAAATACACCATGAGAACATTAGCTCCGTCCTTTGCCTTTCTTCGCATCTTTGTCCCAACGGTAGCAGAGTTATTTCCCCACCCAACCACATATTTTTGACCATCCGGCCCCTCGATTACGATATCGTTGTTTTTGAGGAATGGATGCAATGTGCCTCCCATGTCTCCATCAACAGCAGACATGCGGTCTGCGATTGTGTATTGTATCTGCTCACCTGTATACACATCGGCAAAGTCAACAATGTTTGGAGGATTCAAGAGTTTTGGATCAAACTTAAATGTGACATCATCACCATTCTTGTTCTTACCAAATATGACTCTAGCCTTTTCATTAAAATCAAAATCGCCTTTGCTGACTAGTGGTTTCTCTTCCCATTTAGTTCTCATTGCTAGAGATGGAAGAGATTCGTTCGCCTTGAACGGTCTATTTAGATCAAGTTCTTTGCCGTTCCATGCGCTATTTAGCAATGTCTCGTCATGATGAGATTTGTAGCCCTCTGGCATATACCTCATATCCCTACTCCCCACATCAAACCGCTTGCTCGGCGGGATGACATTGCCAGAGTCGTCGCGGGTGATGGGGTCGGCGGATTTGATTTGCTCTGGATTGCGAACTAGAAATATTTGCTCTCCTTTTTTAAGCCCCGGAAAACCTCCTTTTATCCATCTTCCATCACCACTACTAGTTTCTCTATCTCCAATCAAAACGCCATTCTCATCGTTTACTACTGGGTCTTTTAATTTTAAATACGCTTTGATTTTGTTTTCACCATATCTTGATGCGACTGACTCTGAATTTGAGAAATAAAACCCCTTCCCAGCCGCTTGAACTCTACCTCTCGATGGGTCAAAAGTTGAAAAAGATTCGGAGTTGGTTCCATGCCATACTGGGCCAACATTATACCCGGCTTTTTTCGCCGCCTCATCCACCATCCTCTGCTGCGCCTCCACATCACCAGACTCCACAGCTTTCATGTAGTCGGAGTCTAGTTTCTCTGGCATGAAGCGGGTTTGCGCCTCTGGCTCCATCCACCCAATAGCATCCGCAGGATACGACTCCAGCATCGCCTTGGATGTGATGG